AAAGTTTTACCTGTTGCACTTTCTCCAGCAAGAGCAGTTATTTTATTTTGTGGAAGTCCACCATAAAGTGAACCTGATAGTAATGCATTGAAAACATGAGAACCTGTATCAATAAAATCTTCTACATCTCCAGCCTCTACACCTTCTGAAACGATTCCAGCATATTCGTTTCCTGTTTCTTTAATAACATCTTTTAAAAAGTCATTCATAATTTTCCCCTACTTAATTGCAATTGCACCAACAAACATATGATTACGCCAGAATGGTTGAGCAGTTTTAAATCCAGCACATTGTAACATACCTTCTAACTCTTTCCATGTATTAGGTTTCAACATATTTCTTAGTGTCTTTTCTTTTTCTAAAATATCTGATGCCTCAAAATGTTTTCTTTTATAATCATAAAAATTAAAAGTTATCATTTCTTGTAATCTTGAATCTTCACAAACTGTCTTTTCTGCAAAGATAAAAGCACCACCATGATTTAGTCCATTGTAAATATTTTGTAATACATCAAATCTATCCTTTCTAGGCATAAACTGTAATGTAAATATTGATGTTATTAAACTACAATTTTCAAACTTGTAACCACGAACATCTTTCTTTTGAAAATCAACACTTGCCCAATAATATTCATTTTTCATTCTTTCATGTCTTGCATCAAGTTCATTAAAAAAACTAGGAGCAAGTTCTATACCAATGTAATTTGCATACTTACAAAAATGTTGATTACTTTTTACAAAGGCCTCTGTTAATTTTCCTGTTGAACAACCAATATCAATTACATTCGTTTCATCTTCTACAAAGTTTCTAGATAGACTAACTATGTCATCTAGTAAGTTTGTATATCCACGAATAGAATGTTCAATATGGTCATCAAAACCTTCTTCTCTTTGGGCAAAGGTAAAGTCATAATTTTTAGACATGATTTTTACTCCATTCATTATATGGTACTATGACATTCTCATAAACAGATTCAGCTATGGCCTTCATCATTAATGAGGGTACCATTCTACCACACCTTTCTATTTTTTGAGACATAGAACCAGTCACTATAAAATCATCTGGTAAGCTCATTATACGCTTTATTTCAGAAATTGTCAACCTTCTTTTTGCAATAAAATGGCAAACATCAGCATTTGTAGTGATTGTAGGGGCTGGATGATGTCTAGACATTTTCTTGACATTGAAATGCCACCCTTTTGGATGAAAATCATTACCCCCTAATACTTTATCTGGGTCATCTGGCATCAAAGATGCTGTATCTTTATAGTGTGCAGAATTTAACCATGTGTCTGTACACCATTTAACTTCTTCTGGGTCTAACTCTAGTCCGTCTAGAGCCTCTCCTACTGTGACCACATCTTTACTTTCTGTTGGAAAAATACCAGCAATATTCATAAATGATAATCCTATTGCCTCGGTTACATCCTCACGAACTGCAATAAAGATTACTCGCCTTCTAGATTGTGGTACTCCAAAGTGTGATGCATCTAAAATTTTATATGATACATCATAACCAATTTTTTCAAATGTATTTACAATTTCATTTAGCTTTAATTTTGCTTCGCCTGCGAGAAGACCTGCAACATTTTCTCCTATGATTACTTTTGGTTTTATTTCTTCTGCAACTCTAAGATACTCAAAAAATAAGTCCTCTATATTTTCTACTATCTTACCATCTGAATACTTTTTAGTTTTACCCCAACCATCAGAATGTTTTGAACCAGACTTTCCTAAAGTACCACACATTGAAAAAGCAGAACATGGTGGGGAACCATCTAATATATCTAGTTCACCTTTTTGTATTCCAGCAGTTTCTAAAAAGTCTTTACCTGTGAGTTGTTTTATATCATCAGGCATGATTATTGTATCTGGGTAATTTTCTTTGTAAGTAATTCTTGCTTGTTCTACAAACTCATTTACACAAAGTATGTTTCCACCTGCAAGTCTATAACCTGTAGATGAACCACCACCACCTGCAAAGGTAGATATGACACTAAACTTATTTTGTGCCGATGCTTTTTTTACATCTTCTAAATTATACTTTTGATATTTCATTATAAGGTTTTATTACTTTTTCGTATATTGATTCAGCTATTGCTCTCATCATAAGTGGTGGTACCATTCTACCACATCTTTCTGCCTGTTGTTTATAACTACCTGTAAGTTTAAAGTCATCAGGTAATGACATCATTCTTTTAATTTCTTTTACAGTAAATCCTCTAGGTTCATGCCAATGCATTGCTCCACCTGTTGCTGTAATTGTTGGAGCAGGTTTATGTCTAGATGTTTTTTTCATATTAAAGTGATGACCTTTAGGATGATAATCACAACCTGTTTCTACTTTGTCTGGGTCATCTGGCATTTTTAACCATGTTTCGTAATGTGATGTTGTTTTAAATTTTTCTATAAGTGTATCTGCTTCTTTTCTATCTACTTCTATATCACTTAAACAATCTTCTAATGTAATCACATCTTTACTTTCATCTGGGAATAAACTTTGAATATTCATAAAAGTTAATCCTACTTTTTGTGTTATGTCCTCACGAACAGCAATAAAGATAGTTCTTTGTCTAGTTTGTGGAACACCATAGTGAACAGAATTTAAAACTTTAGATGATACATCATATCCTATTTCTTCAAATGTATTTGTAATCTTATAATAATATTTCTTTGCCTCTCCTACAGTTAATCCTTTTACATTTTCAGCAACAATAACTTTAGGTCTTAAATCTTTTGCAATTCTTAAAAACTCAAAAAATAAATCCTCTATATTTTCTATCTTCTTACCATCAGAATAATTTTTAGTTTGACCCCAACCTTTAGAGTGACTACCTTGTACCATTGCACCAGATACAGAAAATGCAGAACATGGTGGTGAACCATCAAAGATATCTATCTCACCATACTTGTTAAAATTTTCTGCAGTAAGTGTTTTAATATCATCTGGTAACACAGGTGTGTCTGGGTAGTTTTCTTTATATGTGTTTATGGCCTGTTCTACAAATTCATTTACACATAATATCTTACCACCAGCCAAACGATAACCTGTGGAACTACCCCCACCACCAGCAAAGGTAGATACTACTGTAAACTTCTCTTGTTTAGAAGCCTCAACAACATCTTTTAAATTATAAGGTTTGTATTTCATAAAAATTCTTCTAGTGTGGATGTATTGTTTAACTCATGCCAATCACTATACACTTCTAACATTCTGGTTCTATTTTTAAAATTAATTTCTTTATTATTTAGCAACTTACCAAATAATTTTATTATACCACTTTCTATTTGTAAGTTTAAATGATTTTCTACTTTTTCTATTTCATTAAATTCATAAAATCCATTTCTGATATGATGTTTTTGAAATGGTTTGTTTAGTTCTTCATGATTGTATCTGTAAAAAAATTGTTTTACTGATTCAGATAAATATGGTGTTACAAGAGACTTGTTATATAAGTCTGCAACTTTTTTATGACATATATAACCAGCTCTATTTTCTTTTTTAAAATAGTCATCTCTAAACTCATTAAAATTATCACCTTTATAATGTATCATGGCTTTTTTACTTAATCCATAATAACCATCAGCAGCCCAACCAGATAAAACATATTGTTCTTTTATCTCTGGGTAGATATGTAAAAATGGATATGTGCATTCAAACTGTGTTTTTTTTCTACATCCTAATTCTACTAATGCATGAAAGTCATTTACTAACTGATTAGTGTTTATGGTGATACCCATAAATTTCCAATCTCTCATTTGTGCGATATCTTTTGCTTTATTATAATCATAAGATTCATGATTATCTAATCTAAAACTATATGCTGTTATTTTTTTTCCAAGTCTCTCTGCTGCAAATGCAACAGATATTGAATCAACACCACCAGATAACAATACTGCAACTTCATCATCTGGCACTAATTTTTCTACTTCTTTTGTTAATATTTTATCTATCATTAAATGGTCAAACATATCCTCTGCAGGTTTATTTTTAAAAACTGCCTCCCATCTTTTATCAAGTTCTTCTTGTGAAATTTGCATAGGTCTTCTCTTATCTCCTTTACCACTCATTAAAAAAACTCCTCTAAAGTTGCTTGTGTACCATAACTACCATCAATCTGCCAACGAATAATATCAGTAATAAATTTTAGTGGTTCTATAAAAGACTTTTCAAACTGAGTATCATAGTCTATAATATTATGTAAGTTTAGTTCTTCTGGTAACTTAGTCATAAATGATATTGATGTTGATTGATATGTGTTTGGTGTTTTCATGTGTAAAAATTTAATCTTATCACCTTCTTGTATGTAAGGATATTTCCCTTGTAATTTTTTATCCTTAACAAGATGATTATATAATATTGCACCTTTACAATGTATAGGTGCTCCTTTCTTAAATAGATTATGTGATTCAGTCCACTTGTTTAATCCATTTACAGAGCGTGGGTACGCAACCATTTCTGGTTTTAGATTCATAAAGTCTTTTCTGAAATCTTGTATAAAACTATTTAGCACTTTTGAATCTTCATTCATTATAATTTTTAATGCATCTTTAATTTTTTCTCTACATGCAGCAGGGGTTGATGACTTGACAGCTTCAACACCCATAATTTTTAATTTAGGTTCTTTGTATCTAACACCTTCAATGTCATGTGAGTTTAAAATATATCTTTTCTTTGCAACCCAAATAGCTTTGTCAGCAATCACTTCCCTTTTCATCTGCATCTTTTGTTCATATGCATTTACATATTTAGCAAGTTCTTGATATGACTTGTCAATAAAAGGTTCAATCTTATCTGTAGCAACCTTATCCAAGAAGTCCACGATTTTTTCTTTATCTTCTTTTCCTTTGAATACTTTATCAACAAGTTTGTCAAAACAGATATACA